TGACATTACTTCTGCTCTCGACCGCGTTCAGGATGTAACCAAGACTTCATCTGAGTGGACACTTACTAACCCACTTAACAACTCAACTTCTGGCGTTACTGGTCTTGTACCTTACGACCTTGAACCAGCATTGGCACTTCTCGTACCACGCTCTTTCATTCTTCGTAACAGCACAAGCCGTATCGGTGGAATTGGACAGGCTTACGAATTCCGTCGCATCCTCGGTGTGACGAACTCGAACACTGGTGGCGTACCAAACATGAGTACGTTCTTCAACCCAACTGGCACACAGGCTCAGTTCGGTCCAGTAACACTAAACCGTCCAGCGAAGATTCAATACGCTGCTGACAAGATTGTTTTGTCACACGTTAACCAGGGTGTTTCTGACCAAGTTGACCTTACTGCTCAATTCGCAGGACAGGGATACACAGACCTCCGCCAGTTGTCACACACAAGCACAATCTGGGCTCACATGCTTGGAGAAGAGCGCAACATGCTCAACGGTCGTGCTTCAGTAATCAACATCAGTGGCGTTACTGCAACTGCTGTTACTGACACAGCAACAACTGGAACTGGACTTCCATCATTAACATCTGCACCTGTCATCCTTACTTTCAGTTCTTCTGCTGGTGAGTCACAGGCAATCAGCGCCGGAACAATTGCTTCTGGTTCAACTGGAAACGGAATTAAGTTGTCTGCATTGTCAAGCGTTCCTGCTGGAACTATTGCAATCAACACTTACGTAACTGTTTCTGCTGGTGTTTACTACAAGGGAACAACTGTTCTAACTAACGGAAACTCACCAACCACATTCGCTTCTGTCTCGGCTCTGCCTTCGACTTCTGCGGACAACGGTTCGGGTAACTCACTTGGTTACGACGGTTACGTATCAACATTGACAAACCCTGCTCTTGCAGGAAACGTTGTTGCACTAAACAGCACTCTTTCACAGAGCGTTCCGGGTAACGACTTCCAGTCAGTGTTCTACAACCTTTACTCATCAGTTATTGCTGACCCTGACATGATTCTCACAACTGCTTCAATCCGTAAGGCATTGGCAGCGAGCATCCAGCAGGAAGGTACACCAACTGGTTACCGTCTTAACTACCAGACAGGTAGCGACGGAGTAACAATCGGTTCAGTAGTCACTGCGATTCAGAACGAATCAACAGGAAAGATGGTTGACGTTGTTGCTCACCCATACATGCCTGCTGGTGTTGCTCTGGTTCACAGCAAGACACTTCCATTCCCAGACTCAGGTGTTTCAGAGACTGTTCAAGTGGTTAACGTTCAGGACATGATTGTCCTTGAGTGGCCACAGATTCAGTTGTCATGGGACATCTCGACCTACCAGTACGGAACACTTGCGTTCCGCGCTCCGGCTTGGTCTGGTGCAATCACCAACATCGTTTCATAACGATTGGTTACAAATCGCTAGTTGAGTAATCGGCTAGCACGGAGAGTGTGGTGCAAGGGTTTGCCTCCCCTGACCCTTGCACCACTTCTCTTTTTAAGGGAGAATAAAAGTATGAGACTTGTAGGTAGCGATAAAGGATTACAACAGGTAGAGGTTGGTAACAAAGTTATCAATCGCTCCAAAGACGGAACCTTCAACGTTTCGGGAGCAGAAGCACAATTACTAAAAAAATCAGGAGACTTCGCTGTGGCTGGTATCACATTTCGTAATGCAAATGGTTATGAATGCCAGTCATGTCATTTCGTTGGCTTGTACCGCGACAAGTGCGGTCGTTGCGGTGGTACTGAATTGATACCAGAAAGTTCAACAGATGAGTAACATCGCCACCGCTTCATGGATACAACAATCGGGGCGCATTGAGCCTTATGTCTCTCTAGACGAGGTTAAGTTTTCCGCCACCGCCTCCGCTATTGATTTCTCTAATCTGGTCGAGAATGGCTCTCAGGCTGTTCAAGACCGCTCGCTCGCAGAACTAATCGTTCGCGCTTCCGCTATGGCTGACCTGTTCACTATGGGTCAATACGGTTCTCTCAACGCAACTATCAACACAGAAAACGGACGTTACCGACCAAATCGTTACGCTCAGGTAATTATCAATCCGTACTTCACACCAATCCTTGCCGTAACAGACTTCCAAATTGGTTGGGGTCCGGGTCAAGGAATGTACGACATCACGATTAATAACGACACATGTTCAATTGAGCGCGAGCAGTTCATTGTTACGTACGCTTCAAGCATTGGTCTTTCGGTTGGTCCGCTAACAATCGCCGGTGGAAACTGGGCTCCTGACGCAGAACTATTCGCTCAGTGGACATACATCAATGGCTGGTCTAACACTTTTACAACTACGACAACTAACGCCGGCTCTTACACTCTTGAAGTAACTGACTCAACAGGAATCTTCCCCGGCATGAACATGACTATTTGGGATGGAATGAATGACGAGTACGTTCTTGTTGATTCATCATTCGTATTGGGAAGCACCACTATTCCACTTACAAACCCAACACGTTTCAAGCACGGCATGGGAGTGAACTTCTCCGCTATGCCAGCAACTATTAAACAAGCAGTAATTCACTTTGTCGTTGGGCTTGTAAAGCAACGCGGTCAAGGTGGAATTGTTCTCAACGAACTCGGAGAGCCAAGCGCAGTAACACCGAAGGCTCAGGCATCCGCAGAAGACATGATGGCTGGTTACGACTTGCTCGACCAGTACCGCATTGTTTGGGCTAGGTCGTAATGTCACGCGCTACGGTGCGAGCAGCGATAACCAAATACCTCGTTGGCGCAGGAGTAACAAACCTTTCAACTGTCAAACCATTCCCTGCAAAGTTCACGCCGGAAATGGAGTTTTACGCAGGAGAAGACCCTGGACACAGTTCAGGTGCAATTCTTTACATCTACTTCGACCGTCAATCTGAAAAGCGCATCGCTCTCGGTGGCGCGCACAACGGTAAAAAGGCAGTTGAATACTCCGTAGTTCTTGATTGTTTCCTTCGCTCAACTAAAAAGAAAGCAGAAGACGCCGGACAAGACAATGAAGATTTCTTGGACAGTTTGATTATTGCTATTCGTGCCGACCGTAATGCCGGCGCACCGGGAACTATCTTTCAGTGGGGAGAAGGTATGTTTCCGGGAAGTTCTGACATAGAAGTAACTTCGTACTATCCGCGCCAGTTAAACGGCTCTGCCAGCGCGACACAAATCTACTCCTCTGTTAGAGTTGCAGTCATTGAGATTTTGAACACATAGGAGCATTATGTCAAAGTTCACTTACACCGGCGACCAGAAGCGCGTTTATCCTCACATCACTGTGACCGGCGCAGTTCTTGTTGCAGAAGCAGGAAAGACCTACGACCTAGAGTTCCAGCCATCTGACGGACGTTGGGAGCCAGCAACAACTCCAAAAGCCTCTAAGACCACGCCAGAAGCCGATTCTCAGCCAGCAGTAGAAGAAACAATCCAAACCCTTAACGAGGAAGAATAATGCCTACAAACCAAGCCTTTTTATCCGCCAACAGTTACCTCGGACTTGTTCTTGAAGCAAACCTTGCTGCTGGCGTAACGACACCTACTCGCGGTACTGCTTCTACTGGTTCTTACTCGCCTTACTTCATTCCTGTTACTTCACCACAGGTAACACCAATGCAAACATTCCTGCGCGACGAAGCCTTCCGAGGTTCACCTAACCTTGTATACGACCAAGTTCAGGGTGTGCGTCACGACGAGTACGACTTCAAGTCATACCTCTACGCTGACACCTTTCCAATGCTGCTTCTTTCAGTTCTTGGTGGAAACGACATCGTTACTAACGTAACTGGCTCTGCCTACCAGCACGTAATTGGTCTTTACAACGACCCAACACATGGCTCACAACCATTGTCTTATTCAATTATGGACTATGACGGTGCTAACTACTTCCTAGTTTCAGGCGCACAAGCAGAAAGCCTCAACATCACATTCGGAGCAGAAGCATCAGCAGACGGAACAATCAAGTTCTTCGGAAACCCATACGTCTCATCAACGACTGCACCAGCACCATTCACTTCATTCTCATACGTAGAAGAATCTGGCGAACACCCAATTCCTGCATGGGATACATCAATTTCAATCGGTGGAACAACCTACAACTACATCTCTACCGGTGAGTTGAAGATTGACCGCAAGACCAAGCCAATTTTTACAATGGGCGCACAGGCTCCATACACAAATTTTGCTGGTCCTGTTGAAGTTACTGGAAAATTCACTGCCGTCATCAACAGCACAGCAGACACATTCTCAACGACGGCTGGTGGAAACTTCGCTCTTACTCGTTCACCAGAGCCAATGACAATTACGCTCACTGACCCTAACGACATCACAAGCGGAACTAACCACAGCATCGCTTTGCAGTTGTCAGCAGTTCAGTTTCACGACGTAAAGCGCACACGCGGTAAGGAATACACAGAAGTCGAAGTGTCATTCACTGCTAACGGAAATACTACTGACACACCTAGCGGAACTGGTTACTTGGGTTACTCACCTATCAAGACCACTATCGTTAACGCTCAAACAACTGCTTACCAAACCGGCTATTAATAAACTAAGGGGAGAACATGCCAGCAATAAACCTATCCACAGGCGATTCAGCGATTATTTATTCTCGTAATGAGATTAGTGAGCGCACGAACCGTAACATTTCGCGCGCGTTCATGGGCGCAGGTGCTATCGCTTCTAAACTTCAATCTCTAGGTTTTGACGAATTGAAGCCTGAAACATGGAACAAATGGTCAGAACTAACACCAGAAGAACAAGAAAAAATAAATGATTACCAAGCAGAACTAATTGTTGGTTTTCTTAAGTCTTGGTCACGTGGAGATTTGCCAACAAAAGATTCATGCCTTGACCTTCCTTCAACATTGTTCCAAGAACTAGCAAGCGAATGTTCAAAGGAATTCAGTAACGCTCCTGACTTCTCGCCGGATGGTGTTACAGACCCAAAAGCGCCTATCGCAGAATAAACCGCCTTCGCTCTGCTCTTGAAGGTAAAGACGCAGATGTAGATGAAGAAGTTGCTTCATACTTTAGGGAATACCGATTTCGTTCCGCATTTGCCTGTTCTCACGAAGAGTATTTAAGTCAGCCAAGCGAAGTAGTTGATTGGTTGCTTACAATAGATGGAATAGTCAAGGAGATTCAGAATGGATAATTTTTCAATGCACGTTAGCGGTGTTGACAGCGTTGTTCGTTATCTTGAAAATCAAACTGCAAAACTCGACATGGCTGCTCGTAACATCGTGCAAAAAGGCGGATTGATTATTGCCAATCACGCCAAAGATGAATTCAGAGGTGACTTCGGTACGCCTGATGAAAACTACCCGAACCCGACTAACAGAACACATAACCTTCGCAACTCAATCAAAGTTGTTGATGTCAAAAGGGAATCGTTGGGAACTTGGTCAAGCAAAACTGGTCCAACGAAGATTTATGGTCGTCGTGTAGAACTGGGTTATCCGGGAGGAGAAGGTCGCGGTCACGCGCGTACGCGAGCGTTCCCATACATGGGTCCGGGATTTGAAAAAAGCAGGGGAGAACTTAAAGAACTCTATTCTTATGAATGGCGAAAGGCACTTTCCTAATGGCTGATACATTAATGCCGCCAGTAATCGTTGAGATTATGGCTTCAATCAAAGACTTCACTGCAAAGAAAAACGAAACTATTGCAGGAATGAAGGAAATTCAGGCTGCCGGTGATACGACCGGTGCGAAACTTAGCGCAATCGGTTCAAAAATAAGCAACTTCGCTTTGATGGGTTCTGTTGGTATTGCTGCGTACGCAACAAAACTTGCTATGTCTTACCAAGAAGCACTTGACAAAGTAGCGCGAACAACGAATTTAACTAAACAACAAATTGAAGATTTAAGTCCAACAATTCTTAAAGTATCTACCGCTACTGCTACTTCGGCAAC